GCCCCTTAGGGCCTACCCGCGGTGTGTAGCGAGCACCGCTCAGCTAGTTGGAAATACCAGCTAAGCTTTACTCTGTATGGAGGACATGTGAGACTGCAACCGAAACAACTCGTCACAGGACCATACCTGTGGCGCGCCCGTTTGAATCGCAACAAACGAGGAGCGAGCTCGAAAGAGTTTGTTAATCGCTCCGTTGCGTTGGGCGTGCCTACGGCTGGCCGTGATGGGTTCGTTACGGACCTCAGAAATGAGGCGCAGACGATCATGTCTAGAGAAAATCCTGTCAAATTACTTGGCAGGAAGAATCATCCTGAGGATATTGGAGGAGATTTCGAGTCTTACAAAATCGAAATTTTCTTGGATTCGTGGGCTCCGGTTACGTTCTCGAACACGACAACTACACAGCCGTCGTACGAGACAATTATTCCGTCCCCAGCGAATGAATTATCAAAGATTCACCAGCTGGCAAGAGGGAGTAATCCGAACCCGGAGGACCAAACTGCTCTGACTGCGCACATTAAGGGTTTTGTCCCTAATGCCTTTACATCCAATGAAATGGATGTTTGGGGTACGCAGGTTATCAATTCGGTCATACCCTCCAATCCCGTCGCAGATCTGTCGACAACACTGGCAGAGCTGGCCTCAGAGGGGAAATTCTTTGAAAATCCTCTCAAAGACAGCGCGACCCCCAGCGATCGGTATCTCAATTATCAATTTGGGATATCTCCGACCGTTGGTTTTGCACAGGATTTCCGCAAAGCTGTCAAGAATCGCGATGCGATTATTGATCAGTATGAGCGGGATGCTGGCAAACGCGTTCGACGCAAGTTCGATGTTCCGCCGGTCATTACGACCTCAAAGAGTACGAGATCATCGGCCTCTTTGTATGGGCTCGGGTTAGGACCCGCGTCCAGCCGGATTTCATCGAATGGGACCTGTACCGTGACTACGAAAACCACTGTGTGGAAATCGTTCTCTGGTGCGTTCACCTACTACATCCCCAAAAGGGAAGGTGGTTTAGGTGAGCTTGACAGACTGGACAAGTTGTACGGGGTAAACCCCTTGAACAACTTGACCGGCACGGGATGGGAACTCACTCCTTACTCGTGGCTTGTCGACTACTTCGCCTCCTCTGGAGCATACAATAGAAATATTGATGCCTTTAGAGGGGACTCGTTAGTCATGCCCTACGCCTATGTCATGTTCACAACAGTGAAAGACGTAGAATACTCGTGGACGGGCAACGTAAGATTTGGCTCGTCCCAAGTTAGTAGGACATACGGAGGACGCGTGGTTAGCACCACGCTCCAACGTAGACATGCTACTCCATACGGATTCGGCCTGTCTGATTCTGATTTAACAGATAAGCAATGGTCGATCCTCGCGGCACTCGGCATTGGTCGAGTGTCAAAGTGGCTATAGATGCCGCTTGCAAGAACCGGTTTTACGTACCTGTAGGACCGGGTAGAACCCGTCCAGTCAACCGACTGGGCGTCCTTTTTACAGAAAGATCGCATTCGCATGTTTACCGAACCACAGTCAGTGACCGTTTCGGGGTCGGCCAAGAGCCTTCCTCGAGTTCAGTACGGTGACCGGTCTGGGGCGTTTGAGAACGCCACTACCGGTCACGCCTTGAAGCTTTCCCATCAGATTGGGAAGCGGAATAGGCGCACTGTTCGTTTCGACATCACCAAGACTGCTGCCGATCCCTTCCAGACGGATGTGAATCGGCAGTA